AATAAATAAATGAACTTTGAAAAAGAAAACTCGCAAGATAACGGCGATGTAGCATAACAACAAAACGGGTACATTCCTTTATAAGTGAGCCGAGCGGCAAATACGCCAAGACTTCCGTTATTTATTATGGAACGAGCGATAAATATTCTGCCGTAATACAAATGCTATTTGTGGGCAATGACCTTATAAGGGGACAATGATACTTCCGCACAGTCACAGTCCGAGCGTTAAAAGCGTCGCAGGCAATGAGTGTGGTTTCGATATAGTCGGAAAGGTGTAAATCCTATGGAGCAGTTTCGCAAGCTGCCGCCCGTAATGTTTTTTTATTCTAATATCAGAAATCAGAAAATCAATTTAATGTATATGATTTTTTGATTTGTGCTATTAAGCATATATTCCAAAGAAAGGGGGTAACTGTTATGAATACGGTTATATCTATAAAATACACGAACTTTTTAAATGTTCCGCAAGACAGCTTGACCGACATCAATGACGTAAACGTAAACAAGGAGTTAAGCAAGAAAGACCGCATAAAAGAGTTTATCAAGCAGATAAAAAACCCATACATATATAAGTGCGGTAAATTTATCGTTAATTCAAAGTACACAAACAACGGTTTTTATATGGAAGATCAGCTGAGAAGCGTTTGCGAAAGCAAATCGTAAAATAATACTTGCATATTCCGCAAAGCTATGGTACAATAAATCTTGGAAAAAGAACTGAATATAATAATTCAAACTCAAATCTCCTTGATTTTGCGGGACTATGCCGTAAAATTATAGGAGGTTTTTTTATGCCAAAATACTATGCAATAAACTATGTCAGACTTTCTTATACAGACGATAGGACCTGCGAAAGCGACAGTATTACAAACCAAAAGAAATATATCGAGGAATTTGTCAAGAGAAATCCAGATATTGAGGTCGTAGATGTTAAAGTCGATGACGGCTATTCGGGCATCGTATTTGACCGCCCTGCATTCAAGGAAATGATAGAAGATATTAAAAGCGGTAAAATAAACTGCGTTATAGTAAAAGACCTTTCAAGGCTGGGCAGAGAATACAACGAAACATTTACATACCTGCGGAAAGTTTTTCCCGCATTGGGTGTACGCTTCATTGCCATAAACGATAACATTGATACGGCGAAAGAAGCAATAACAAACGATTTGTCAATATCTTTCAAAGGTGTTATGAATGACGAATACTGCCGCGATATATCCATAAAAACAAGAACGGCATTGAACATCAAAAGAAAAAACGGCGATTATGTGGGTGCAACACCCGTTTACGGCTACAAAAAGTCAGAAGAAAATAATAACCGGCTCGTTATTGATGATTATGCCGCAAGTATTGTAAAGGATATATTCAAGATGCGTATCGACGGCATAAGTGCCGATAAAATTGCGGCACAACTCAATGATAAGGGCGTACTTTCTCCGAGAGAATATAAGAAAGACAACAATATACCGCTTCCGAGAAACGGCTACTGCGACAAAGCCAATTCCAAATGGTCGGCTACTACAATAATCCGTATACTCAAAGATGAGGTCTACACGGGCAAACTTATTCAAGGTAAGCAGGGCACACCGAATTACAAAATCAAAGAACTTGTCAAGCGTTCCGAGGACGAACTTTTCATTACCGAAAACGCTCACGAGGCTATAATCAGCAAACACGATTTTGACCTTGTTCAAAAGCTGATGCAGCTGGACACAAGAATATCTCCCAAAACAGACAGATTACATCTGTTTTCGGGAATGCTTATCTGCGGATGCTGCGGCAATCGTATGACCCGAAAAACCGTCACTTACAAGGGGAATAAATATTTTTACTACTACTGCCCCACAGGAAAAAAGAACGGATGCAAGGGTGAAAATATGGTCAAGGAAGATGATCTGACCGAATGTGTGACCGAAAGTATACAAGCATATATCAAAAATGTGACCTCATTGCAGGATGTGTTGTCGGGCATTGACAGCTCGGCGATAAATGCCGAAAGGTGCGGCAGAATAAAAACACAGATAGCCGAGATACAGAAACAGCTGAAAAAGACAGCCGATTTTAAGTCTACTCTTTACGAAAACTTTATTTCGGGCATTCTCGATAAAGACGATTACAAAGCCTTAAAAGCCACATATTCAAAAGACGAACAGAAATTAAACGATACTATAAAAACATTGGAGTCGGAACTTGATGAATGTGTGAACAACACTTCAAAAAAGGCTTTGTGGACAGAACACTTCAAACAGTTTGAAAACATATCGGAATTAGACCGAAACACAGTTGTTCAGCTTATTGTAAGCATAAAGATATTTGACAAAACTCATTTACAGATAACCTATAACTTTGAAGATGAATACGAACAGGCATTGTCTGTATTGGAAAATATGACGGAGGCGGTATAAATGGCAAGAAAAAGCAGAAAAAATATAGCTGTATCGGAAACAACCGAAATAAATACACCTGTTTGTATAAAAACCGTACAATATATCAGGTTATCCGTTTAGGACAGCAGCAACAAAGGTAATTCCATTGAAAACCAAAAATTGATACTCGATGATTTTATTGCACAGCATCCCGATATGCAATGCGTAGGTGTGTATATCGACAACGGGACTACGGGTACAAACTTTAACAGACCCGAATTTCAAAAGCTTACGGCTGATATTGAAGCGGGCAAGATAGATTGTGTCGTCGTAAAAGACCTTTCAAGGCTTGGCAGAAACAGCATTGATACGGGCTTTTATATTGAAAGATACTTCCCCGAACACAAAATAAGATTTATTGCGGTAAACGATAACTATGACACCGCCGATCCAAAAGCAAATAACGGCTTAATGTTGTATCTTAAAAACATTATCAACGAAGCGTATGCCCTTGATATTGGCAAAAAAATAAAAACACAGCGAAAACAAGCTATGCGTGAGGGTCAATATGTTGCCGCAAGAGCAATATACGGATATATCAAAGACCCGAATGACAAGCATAAACTTATTGTAAATCCCGATACCGCACCTATCGTCAAAATGATATTTGAAAGTTATGCAGGCGGGAGTACCAAAAGAAGTATCTGTAACAGACTTATAAATAGCGGCATACCCGCACCGGGAAGTTATGATTACAAAGGTGTGTTAAAAAATACTGTTTCTAAGGCTTGGACTTCAAGATCACTGGAACATATATTAACCAGAGAAATATATACGGGTAAACTTGTACAGGGCAGAACCGCGAAATGCAACCACAAGCGGGTAAATCAAACCTCGGATAAGTGGATAACGGTAGATGGCACCCATGAGGCTATTATATCCCAAGAATTGTTTGATAAGGCACAGCAGAGAATTGTAAAGGCAAAAGAAGATCATAGAACAAAACTGACAGATGCCTATACTGAAAATATTTTTAAGGGTAAGATAGTATGCGGCTGCTGTGGCCGCAGTATGATACGAATCAGACAACGCCGCATAACAACAAAAGACAGGTACATTTTCCTTTGTGTCTCAAATCAGGTAAAGAGCAATACCTGTGATGCCGGCAAAATTTACGAGGATGAGATATTCGATGTTATTTTGACAGTTCTCAGCACTCAAATAGACATACTTGTCGATAATAAAAATAAGCTGTACGACCTGCTTTACGATAAATCGAGGATAGACGAGCAAAGCAAGGAACTTCAAAGGCTGAAAGCATTTATTTCTCAAAATCGTAATTATTTAAGCACTTTATATGAAAATCTTGTAAATAATATCATTACTGCCGAAGAATATAAGGACTTGCGGGAAGTATATGCACAAAAAATATCGGATGCCGTTCACTCGGCAAACGATATTGAAAACAAGCAAAACAGACTTAAGTGTGAATATGATAAGTTTTGTGAGACCGAAAATATGGTATCGGCTCTTTTAAAGGACGAAAACTTCACAAAGAAACTTATAGACGCGCTTATTGATAAGATAACGGTTTACAGCGATAATCGTATAGAAATAAAATATACATTCGACAATGAATTTAATACGGAGGTGTGGAACAATGACTGATTATACAGTGGCAATATACCTTCGATTATCCGTTGACGATGCAAGAAGCGAGAGTATCAGCATAGAATCTCAAAGGCTCTTGCTTACAGAGTATGCAGAAAAAATGCCTGTACAAAATGTGAAGATCGTTGAATATACGGACAACGGCTATACAGGCACAAACTTTGAAAGACCCGCAGTACAACGGCTTTTGTCGGATATACAACTTAATAAGATAAACTGTATTCTTGTCAAGGATTTTTCGAGGTTCGGCAGAAACAGCATTGAGGTCGGTTACTTTACCCAGCAGGTTTTCCCGCTGTTTAATGTTCGGTTCATTTCCGTGAGTGATTGTTTTGACAGCGATGAACACAAGGGCGATACTGGCGGGATGAATATAGCGTTCAAATATCTTATAAATGAGTATTACAGCCGCGATATATCAGTCAAGGTCAAGACTGCAAGGCAAATAAGAATACGAAACGGTGAATACTGCACCGGACAATATCCTTACGGATATAAATTTGATGAAAATAAAAAACTCATAATAGATGATGAAGTAGCCGACAATGTCAGAACAATATTTAAGCTGTATACGGAGGGAATGCCCAAAACGCAAATAGCAAAGCACCTTTCCGACAAAGGCATACCCACGCCAATACAATATAAAGCGCAAAAAGGCTTAAGCAGCTGTGATATTTCAAAATGCAAGTATTGGAAATCTGAAACGATAGCAAATATACTTTCAAATGAAATATATATGGGTATGTATGTTATGGGCAAAAGACAGGTTACGGATGTAGGAAACAAACGGCGGATATTGAAAACCGAGGATGAATGGGTAAAGATCCCGAATCATCATCCTGCAATAGTTTCGGAAGAAATATTCCGAAAAGCAAGCGAAACAAAGCCTGTATATAAGCGAAAAGGAGAAAACGCTCGAATATATCCGCTTCGTTCAAAAGTTTTTTGCGGGTGCTGTAACCACTCTATGGAGTATATAAAAGCCAAGAATTCCCGCTTTAAATGCAAGTATACAAGACTTTACGGCAACGAACCCTGCTATCAGTTAAGTATAACGGAAGAAGCCCTGCATAAGCAGATTTTTGATATGATAGTATATCATAAAAAGGCATTGGAGCAGCAAGAAGACAACGGCATAAGAAACTGTATGGAGCAACTTACCGCAATAGATGAAAAAATAGCCTTGTGCCAGCAGCAGAAACAATGCCTTTATGAAAAACTTGTATCGGAAGAAATAAGTGCCGAAGAATTTAAGACGCTTAAAGACCAATGTAATGCCGAAATACAACAATACGAGCAGCAAAAGTGCATAGGCTTGAAATCTGCCGAAACTCTAAAAGCACATAACGCTTCAAAAGCGAGACTGAAAGATATTTTAAAAGATTTATCAAAAGAAACAACCCTGACACAAGAGTTATCGGATGCACTTGTTGAGAAAGTGTATGTATACCCCGATAAGAGTATTAAAGTCGAATGGAAGATACAGGACTTTGAGGGCTAAACCTATAAATAAAAATATTTTTTTGTTTTTGCTTGACATACGGGTGTAAGTGCGCCCTTGTAGAATTACAAGGGAAAAAAGAAAGATTTTGACAATAGCAATGCCGCCCAACCATAACGGAAAGGCGGCATTTTTCATTTCTTAAAC